CGAATCATTTGGTTCTTTATACTAGTTATTAGCCTATGGTTTTTATTTTTCCCACAAGATTTTTCCAGCAGTAGTTGCTGAGACTTGACCAAGGCTTCTTTACATTCTGCAGTATCAAACAAGCTCCTACTCGCCAGTTTCCACATATCATACGTTAAGTGACCAGAAAGGAGGGGCTCAAAATGGGATGCGGTTTCGGCGGTTGTGGCGGCAATGGCATGGTTATTGCTGTTATAATCATCATTCTTCTCCTGCTCTGTTCGTTTGATGACTGTTCGCCTACGTGCTGATAGGTAGTAAGCGACTTCTTGTTTCCTCAGCAACATACATGCCTCCTTATAATAGGAAGGTCCGGGCTTAATTAACTAGCTCAGATCTTCTGTTTTATTTCTAAAAAATTACTGACCAGAATTTGTTTCTTTTATGATAGCAACCTAACTAGTTTCCGCATAACATACATTAGGTAAACAAAAAGAAACTATCAAATACGCGCCGGAAGCAGCTATAATATCACAGATCTGTTTACTACACCGACTATCGAGCCACGACCCATGTGTTTTATCTCCTTCCATATAAAAGCCTGGGCCACATAGCTCAGGCCTTTTAGTTTATTTTACTTTTCTATCAAAGAACCACGCCGCTAGACGCTTGAGTGGTATCATTATTTGGATATAGGGTATCTTCATGCCGCCCTCACCTCCAGCGCCTTCAACAAGTCTGCGGGCGTCACGCAATCCGCATATACACCTGGCATCACATCCACCCCACCGGCGCGAAGTATCCGGGTTACAGCCTCCGAGCAATTCACAGTAATCTCACCATCGCCGGGAACATTGGCCCCGGTCAAATCGTGCAGGCCCCCATTGATACAGTCGATGTACCCATACGGCGTATTGAGTAACCGCCGCGCTTCTATCTCTGCACCTTCCATGTCCGGTACGTCAACAGCAATTATTTTCGTTTCTAACCCATCGTATGTAGTAGCCGGCGACTTTACAAACCCCGAAGCCACCGCCTCCAATAGCGAATCAAACATAAATATTCCCGTATGACTTGGGTTACTACCTTTGCCTTCTACCGCATCAATAACCTTACCTATCCAGTTATGGCCAAAATAGAACAATACTTTTACTTTTGCCAAATGAATCCCCTCCCCATTATAAGAAAAAGGCCCGATCAATGACCGGGCCGACTATAATTATTTCGCCTTTTCGGCTAGTTCTTCTAATGCCTTTTTAGCCCCAGCAGTAGCAGCGGCAAGAGCGGCAGACAGGGCAGCAATTTCAATCGGGTTTCTAACGTATTTTACATAGAAATCACTGGTAGTTCCCATTTCTTTGGCCAGCCTTGCAATCTCATTGGTGGCCCAAGTGATAATTCCGCTGTTGTTGTCCACTGCAGTAGAAATAGCACTTGATAATGCGGTCACGGCTGCAGCAGTTGCGGCTTCCTCGGCTGCGTCTTTAATTTCTTCACTCACATTGGTTTCCTCCTCGTTATTCGTAGTTTCAGCAGTTAACGTGATAGTTCCGGTAGCGGTTTCAGCAGCGACAACAGTAACCTCAACAGCACCGCTGGCATAACCATCTTTAGTGGCTTCAAAAGTGTAAGTACCGGCAGGCAAATCACTCACAGCCAATTGACCGTTGGAATCGGTAGTGCCGTCGCACGTTGCGGAGTTTACGGTGTAACTGATTGTCGCACCTTCAATAGGATTGCCATCCCCGTCCTGCACGGTGATTGTCACGCTGCCAGTGGTAACGGTAGAATCTTCGGTTGCTTCGGCTTCGTCTGCTGCTACTTCTGCGGCAACGGTTTCGGTGTCGGCGGTTGTTTCGGTTGATGTGGTGGTTTCCTCATCGGCAAATCTCTGTAAATTAAATTTCATGCTTAAATACACCCCTTTAAAATTTATATATATCCACCGCAAAATGCGGGCGATGGTTCGCAACCCGTAAGGTATGGACTTTACTAATTCGTCCTCAATTACATTAAGAATCGCCACTAATACGGCTTTTGTTTTGGCCTGTACTGGTGGCGATTCCGCTAGTTCTATGAGATACGGTAGTATCTGTTTTGCTATTTCATTGAGATTCATAGTCGGTCACGCCCCTTGCTATAGCGCGGGCAAACTGATCTTGCCAACGAGCGTCGCCAAGTTTGGATGCGTCAGCAGGATTAGAGATAAAAGCCATCTCGGTTAAAACCGCCGGCGCATTTGTATGTTTGGTAACATATAAGGGAGTAGTTTTCAACCCGCGATTAAGCAGACCGCCAAGGCCAATAAGCTGCGTCTGAATACAATTAGCCAGCCTTTCCCCTCTTAAGCTACCGTCAGAGTATATAGTTTCTGCTCCAGACGGTCCAGGATCGCCAAAAGAATTACAGTGGATGGATACAAATACATCTGCGCCAAAGTTATTGGATATATCACACCGGGCCTGTAATTCCTTCGTGGCTGAATCTCCGGCATAACCGACATCTTTATCGGTTTCGCGGGTCATAATTACTTCGCATCCGGCGGCAGTCAAATAATCTCTAACCTTCAAAGCCACAACCAAAACAATGTCTTTTTCTCTTAGGCCATTACCACAAGCTCCCGGATCAGAGCCGCCATGGCCGGGGTCAATACATATTCTCATTATTTATCACCCTCTCTAACGCTTCATAGCGGCAAATACGGCAATAGCCGTAGTAATCAGCCACATAAGCATCACCTTATTGCCTGTCCATTGGGCTACCGTCTTTTCCAAGGCCTGCAAACGGCTTTCATGATTCAGCTTTTCCGCCTCTTCGCTTTTAGTGGTAATTCGCTCAATGGCCAACTCCACTTGCTGAAGTTTTTCTAGTAAAGCATCCATTTTCTCTGATAAGGCTTGAACCTCAGTATTACTCACACCTTCAACCCCTCCCCATTAAAATCTGATCTCATAACCCAAAGCCCCGGCAATGGTAGCATTCAAATCGCCATGATCAAATCGACTATCTGCCCACCTCTCTTTTGCATAGGCAATGCAAGACACCGCCAAAACTCTTTCCAGCGGTGTCATTTTTGTATGCCTATGGAGTTGGTCATTAATAAAATACCCTGCTCCCAGGTGCGCCCATTTGTCCATCGGAATAGCATCCTCGACTTCATGGACGGCATTAGCGAAGCAGATCGGCGTCATGAGCATGACTAGCATCAAAGCGAATATTATCTTTTTCATAAGCATCACCTCATAAAAAATAAGCCTTGTGGCTTTAACTTGACGTAGTTTCGGATGTCGTTGTGGTTAGGCTTGCCACCGTGGTTTGCAACGTCTCTATGGTTGCTGCCTGAGCTGTTAACGTTGTCGCTTGGGCTGTTACCGTAGCACTTAACTCTTGCATTGCTTTAATCATAGGCCCAATTAGTTCCATATAATTAATACTCAGAACGTCTTCGCCGCCACATTTAGAATGATCCTGGTATCCAGAGAAATCAATACCCAAGTCATCCATGACCGTTTTTACTTCCTGCGCAATTAAGCCGTGATGATAACGTGTCCGAGCCTTAGAACCGTCATTGTCCAATTTTGTTACAGTAACTTGCTCTATAGTAACAGTATTCCCTTCGCTATCTGTTGTTTCAACTTCAGATGTCGTATATTCTTTATAGTCTTCGCGATAGTTCCAGCGGAATGTCCTTGGAGTTAATTTGTTAATAAAGTCTAAGCCGAGAATATCGTTAGCTATATCCGTTTTATCTCTTTGGTCAGAACGAGAAGCAAGAGAGTAATAGTAAGCAGTAGTAGAGGAATTGCCTAGTTGAACTTGATTGGAAGCTGTGACAGTAGTATTGTATCCTAGTGCGGAACAATTAGTATAAGTTGTTATTCCTGTTCCTGCTAAATCTCCTACAAAAGTGTTGTAAGTTCCTGTAGTTAAATCATATCCAGCATTATTTCCAACAGCGGTATTATATCCTCCTGTAGTATTAAATCTTAGAGAGTTGGTTCCTACAGCAGTATTTGAATCTCCTGTGGTTATAATCTTTAAACTATTATTTCCTATAGCAACGTTATAACTTCCTGTAGAACTCGTTCCATCTGAATTGCCATACATAGCTTGATATCCTAAGGATACGTTATTTCCATTAGTAGAAACCATATAAAGTTGAGCAGAAACTCCTGCTGCGGTATTATAACTACTTGTCGTATTATAGTATAACGCTCCACTTCCAAAAGCAGCATTATTGCTCCCTGTGGTGTTTAATCTAAAAGATTGTTGCCCTACAGCAGTATTATAACTTCCAGTAGTATTTGAATATGCAGCTAAATATCCTATGGCAGTATTCTGTATTCCTGTAGTGTTATTACACAAACTTTGATATCCAACAGCAGTATTATCACCTCCTGTAGAGCTTCCAGAAGTCCCATTCATAGCTTGAAATCCTACAGCAGTATTAGCTACTCCAGTAGTATTAGCATATAAAGCATTGTCTCCTATAGCTACATTAGATGAGCCAGTGGTGTTATAGTATAAAGCTCCACTCCCTAAAGCATCATTGTAATTACCTGTTGTATTAGAATATAAACTTTGATAACCAACAGAAACATTACGATTGCCTGTAGTTACGGAATACAAACTTTGACCTCCTATTGAAGTATTATATCCTCCTGTAGAACTAGTTCCATCTGAATTTCCATACATGGAGTCATATCCAATAGCAATATTATAACCTGTTGTAGACACCATAAATCTTTGAGAATCTGCTCCAACAGAAACACTGTAACATCCAGCAGTATTAGCTCGTAAAGCACTAACTCCTATCGCTATATTTGCAAATCCGCTGGTGTTTCCGTAGAGAACATTGTATCCAATTCCAATGTTGTTTACAGCAGTAGTATTAGAGTACAAGCTTTGAAATCCTATGGCACAATTGCCAGTTCCTGTTGTTATTGAATATAAACTATTTGTACCTACTGCAGTATTATAATCTCCTGTACTACTTCCAGAAACGCCAAGCATAGAACTATGTCCAATAGAAACATTATAACCGTTAGTTGCAGTCATGTACCCTTGAGAATTTACTCCTACAGCAGTATTGTATGAAGAAGTTGTACTATATTTTAATGCTGAATCTCCTAATGCTGTATTACTGTTTCCTGTAGTATTTGAACATAAAGAAAGATATCCGGTAGCAGTATTATGCTTTCCTTCATTGGAAGCTAATGCAGCTGTACCTAACTTTGTGTTATACGTCGAATCACTTTTCGGTATTACTTCAAAATACGACGAGCTAAACGTCGTTCCCGAAGTATGGGCCGTCGTGCATCGATATAATACACCATCGTACATCGCCAACTGGCTCAATAAATACGCAGTACTGGCCGCCCAGTTAGGTGCCAGGTTACCACTGGCTCCCGCTGCCCCGGTAGCCCCGGTCGCGCCTGTCGCTCCAGTCTCTCCCTTCGCACCTTGGGGTATCGTAATATCAAAAACAGCATCATATTTTGTTCCACTGTTGGTTACAACTGCCGATGTTCCGGCGGCGCCGGTAGTCACTGTACCAACTTCAATGGTTGCCGCTTCTCCGGTTTCGCCTTGTGGTCCAGTCGGCCCCGGCGCGCCCTGCTGGACTATTACTGTAATTTCATCACTCATTTTGTCACCTCCGGACTAACATAACATGGACCATTAAAAAGCCGCCAAACAGTTCCTGCCGAATCCTCAATTTCAATGTCATGATAATATTCGTTGAAATCGTTATAGCTATCACCGGTCGTTGGGATAGTAGTCGACTTCTCTTTGATTAATTCAAACTGGATGGTTCTATCAGTCGCGCTAGTGATCGTCCCGGTTGGTTCTGCAATAACAGTAGATGATTGGGCACTATCCCGAATCTGCATGCGCACCTTGTAGCCGGTTAAGTCTTCCTTCCAATTTACCAGAGTAAGCCCTAACGTCCACGTTGCGCCCTGGTCAATTCGTATTGGTAATATTCTCGCCATGCCAGCCTCCTAATCGATGGTTATTTTACGATACCAGCCTGCACCGCCCGCCGTTGCCCAACTGCCACAGCTTCCGCCCGACACGTCTATAGTACCTGTATCCGAGATCCATTCTTTCGTGGCAAGAATAACACCACCTCCGCCGCCTCCGCCAGAGTACGATCCCGATGTTGCTGCGGCACCTGCTGCGATAATAGATCCCGAAAATAACAGTTTTCGGGCGATTATGATTAGCCCACCACCGCCCGCGCCCCCAGCGGCTCCGCCGCCACCCGCTAAAGTGCAGAACGTGAAAAAACTCAAAAATTGATTAATTACCGCAGCACTTGGGGTACCGCTAGGACTGGAGGCAACTAAGATGCCGTTAATATAACTGCTGCCGCCGCTATAGCTATCATCATCGCCCCGGCCACCCGCGCCACCACCGTTCCCAGTAGTATTTGAGGCACTTCCTAAACCCTTTGTTGTTATGCTTCCGGCAATAGTACAAGTATCCGTACACAAAATTATTTGCAGCGGCCCTACTCCTGTCATGGTATGACCAGAATTCAAAGTGAAATTCTTACATTTCAATATCGCAGAGGTAGCTGTAAAACTGGCTGTGCTATATATGTCTCCATCAGAGCCATCCCCAAAATTCCGAAGGTTGGGCGATATGCTAAAGTCAATAAACCGATCATCCACCAGCGTTCCAAGCCCTTTATAACTTACCGCAACAAGTTTTCCTGCGTCATCGGCATTAAATAGGATGGTACCGGTATTCCAGGAGGAATCGTCGGTAACTTCACAGGCATAATCCGGGAAAAACTGTCCAATGGATGGCTCGGAACTTACTTCGTCCATGCTGCTTTCAATGTACACATATGCCCCGGAAGAATGAGTATTGGCGGTAGTGCTGTTATACCCACGGGTCACTGTTAACGTGTCATCGGATACGGTAGATATATATAATTCCTCGGTGTCTATGGTAATGGTGCTCCCCGCTGCAAACCAATCGCCGTGCAGTACGGTAATGGTTGTCGCCGTTGTACTGGCTATGGCCGCAGCGAGATAATCGAATACCCGCATAGACATGGTTGACGGCGACGATTGATATGGCACTTCAGTCAATTTTATCTTATAGGGAGTGGTTGCCGGTATGGCGTGTATTTCATTGGTTATTGTTGTTGGCTCTAACGTATTGTTGTACGCATCAAATCTATAATTGGTAGCCACGGTAAAACCTCCTAACTGCTCAATTCGTCTAAGGCTTCAGCATCTTTTTGTGCCTTAATGAGATTATTAATATAGGTGTCAATCCCCTTCGGTTTATCTCCCAGTGTCATGGTCATTTCTACCCCGTTGTCCCCAGACAGAGTGTATTCCACTTCGGTAACCTCATATTCGTACTCGGTACCGTCATCGGTCACTATGATGGCCATCCCTTCCGGCTTAATATTCCGTTTGGCAATTTCAAGGGTTAACCCCTCGACATTGGCCGACAGGGCGGGGTCTTTATTTTGCTGCAGCGTCATATTACCCCAGCGAATCACATCGTCTTCGGTTATGGCGCTGGCTGCTGTTAGGACATCCTCGAAGTAGCCATATTTTTTAATGGATTCGGAGTCGTAAAACGCTACCGGGTTCCCGTCATCGTCCACGTAATAATCACTGTCGTCATCATCATCGTCGTCATCATCTTCATAGCTGTATTTTACATAGAAGTAATTCACGATATCGGAAACATCTTCCGAGGGTTCAAACGTTGTGCAGTGCTTGCCGACAAATAGACGGGCATCTTCGTCTACGGTAGTTTCGCGAGGCTTGAAGAAAAATTCTTTGACGTGATCGACGCCGTACACATAGTCATCCGCATATTCAGCCAGAGTTTCAATGACGTCTTTCGCCGTCGCATAGGCAAACTTTTGGCCAGATAACGTAAAGTCTGTGGCGGTAATTTTTAGCCCGTTATACTTAACTCCGGTCTTTGGCGATATCACCGTTTTTATGAGATCGGCAACGGCAGCCGATACTTCTATGTTTTCATAGGTTTTATTTACGATAATGTTATCCAGTTTGGAATAGTATCCATAGCCGGATATCTCTAAAGTATCGGTGGTACCGCCTACTAGTGCCCGCTGCATGACATATCCGGTATACCGGGGCGTCTGCTCTCCAAACATAAAAATAGATATCCGTTGATTGGTGGATATCAAACTGGCTGATTCTTTATCCAGTTTTAAAGTGAACTCGCTGCAGCCGTTTTCTGTGAGTTTGAAGTTTACTTCCACGAGGGGAGAGTTAAAGATGTCACTGGACAAATACCCCGTTATCTGACCGCTGGAATTGTATAAGGCTATGTAAAAGGCGTTATCTATGGTCGGGTAGTCATACGTTACGCTACTGGTGGAAGTTGTATTAATACTTCCCTGCAGTATGTTCCTACCCGCAAGAAACCTACCGGCTTTAAAGTTCACCTATAACCACCTCACGGAATAGTTCATTGTGATTGTACAGCTTCCCCCGGTCCAGGTAAAAAGGTTATCACCGGACAGAAGCGATAAAAAGGTACCGGAGAAGTTATTAATGGTATTATCGCCATCCAGTTCCACCGTTCCATCTATATTGGATATAACAAGAGATGTGCTCGCAGTAAAATTGGCATCGGAGTAGGTCATGAGCCTTCCATTATCCGTTTCATTGCAAAGAGAAATGTTGCTTAATAGTTCACTGGCTGTAATGGTGATGATTACCGGCGTATCAATATTTCCGGGATGATTGACGTAAAATTGTTGCCCGGTGGCGGTAATGGTAACGCTATGCTGCACATCATACGCACTGTAGAAGAACGGGTCCAATGCCATTAAGGTAACGGTAAGATTGCCACGGGTTAAATAATACCCACTTAAGAATTCTTCACTAATGCTGCTCAGACTGGAAATGTTAATGTATCGGTCCTCGGTGATATATAGCTTCTGATTCGCTCGGACCAGATACCGCTTTAATTCATCCACCTGTGCCAAATAATCCCGCTGGTTCTTGCCATTAATGAATATGGATATCTCGATTTCCCGGTAATCGACTTTGTTATCTGCTGTATTAAGGCCGCCGTGCTGAAACATTTTAGACGTTGCGGTATTTCGGGTGGATACGGACAAGCCGGTAAGGGCGGAAAGTTTCGGTAAATCATATCGTTCATTATCTTTTATTACATGCACTCTTACCCGCTCCCCATCAATGCATATTTTACCTTATTGGCTATCTTTTGGCTTACCTTATCCACATCCGTTTCCGTGTTGATATCGCCATACATATTCGTCGTAACAACCGGGCCGGAAGTGCCACCTGCGCTGGCAACCTCATACTTCAGTCGTCTGGACGACGTACCGCTGTAAGAAACACTTGCCAAACTTGCACCGGTTACAAGACCACCAGTGGCAAAGCCGGGAAGTCGTCCACTGTTTAGTGCGTTAATAGCATTAGCGCCTAGCCGACTAGTGGCCCTGGCGTTTAGTACAGACTCCCCATTGGACAGCATAGCCGGGATACTATCGGATGTTGACGTTCCGGGGCCGGATATAACACCGCCCGAAGCCGCAAATACCGCTTTTAATATCCCTCCTGCGCTGGAGGTGGCACCGGAAGCAGCAACCGCAGCTAAGGCCACCGAGGCAGAAGTTGCAGCCGCCGCTAAAGCAGTTAGTGCGGTAGCGCCGGTCACAGTAGCTGCGGATTCCACTGGCTTGGTCGCATTTGTCACTGCCTGAACAGCGTTATAAACACCTAATGCCGTTGTTACCCCTTGCGTAGTGGTCCCTAAGGATGATAAACCCGAGGTCACACTGGTAAGGGCTGACGTTGTCGCATCAGTACTGCCGGAAGTCATAGAACTAACAGTTGTTGCCCCGGTTGTCAGCAAATTAGAAGCGGTTCCTGTAGAACTATTAGAGCCATTAGTACTGCTCGACGGACTCAAGCCAGAGAGCAATAAACTCTTTAGCCCCGACGAGACATAGCTTGCGGCAATGTCCGCAAACACCTTTCGGATATTTTGCCCCAATGCTTTCCAAGTGTCTGACAGCGAGTCTGCTCCGCTAATGCTATCGGAAACAAAAGTCTTCATACTATCCGAAACGCCGGTTATGGTGTCCAGCATATACTGCATAGACGATTTACTAGCGGCGGCGGTAGCCTCTTTCCAATCATCCAAATACGCCTGATGATCGGCTAACGACTGATTTTCCGCCGTTTGATGCTTGTTATATAAATCCTGATACTCCGCAATATTGCCAGCAGTATATGCCTTGTCTAAATCCTCCTTATACAGAGTTTCTTCCTTTTTAAGCTTCTTAATCTTTTCTGCGGTTTCCGAATTAAGCAACACAACTTGTTTACCGGTTTCTTCGGTCATGCTAATGGTGGTGTTTTTCATGTCCATTGTCCCAGCATTAACGCCCATCGCAAGCTCTTTGGCATCGACTAGTACACCGTTTTTATATACCTTGAAAGCTACTCCGGCCTCTGTCCATGCTTGGATTTTTTGCAACTTATCTTCCTGATCGGTAGAAGCGGCAAAGGCTTGTTCTAAGTCTCTGGCAGCATTTTTTATTTTCGTGATTTCGGCAGCCGCGTTCGACTTTATGTTGAATTCCTCTAACCGTACGCCTGTAAGACCTAACGAGGCAACCCGGTCGCTGTAACTCTTGGCATCAGAATATGCCTGATCCCAAACTGAATTCGCGTTCTTTTGCTGTTCTGCCAATATCTTTGCAGCTTTTGCGGCTTTGATTTCATCAAGCATGGCCAAATCATCGGTATAGTTTTTGTTGGCATCCTTTGATTCGTCCAGTTTTTCCTTTTCTTCTTTATACCAATTTTCGAGACTCGACATTTTGGTATCAGTTAAAGATAGGTATTCTTTCCTAATAGAATCGTCAACTTTTTCCGCTTGGTTTTCTAATTTTTCATAGGCTTTAGCTGCTTTATCCGTTCCCGAGGTAGTACTTCCGCCAAGGCTTGCAGTGGCATCCTTCAGCCGCTTCATCATCGCTTCGGTTTCCGCAGCGGCTTTCGCTGCTGCTTCTTCCTGTGCTGCGGGGTCAACTGCTTTGCCGTTTTCCACAGTCGGCGGGGCGGACTGTATCATGTACCCGCCCAGGTTTCCACCATACTGTGGTTGAAGATACTTTACATTTAGCCCCTGTTTTTCGTATTGCTTGACTTCTGTTTTTTCATGCGCTGCCCAAGCCTTTGTAATTTGAACGGCGGCATAAGCTGCGGCAATTCCAACACCAACCCATCCACCAATCAACGTAAAAACGGCAGACGCCAGCGATTTTACACCTGTAGTAGCTACCGTCATCGCTCCAACTGTTTCCGCACCGGCAGTCACTGCCGCAGTGCCAACACCGGTTACAGCCACTGCCGTACCTTCCGCCGTGGCAGCCACACCTGCCAAGTTTGTTTTCTGCACTGCGGCGGATGTAGTTGACTCCGCATTGACCGTAGCGTAGGCTTTGGTAAACTGCACTTGAATAGCCGCCGCTGCTTCAATAGCCGCCGCCTGTATTTTCGCAGAGTCTTCCGCCATTTTTACCGCCGTGGCCTCTGAATCCAACCCCAATTTCATAGTAGCTTTGGCGCTTGCCGTTTCCATGGCCGCATACCGGGCATTACTTGCTGCAATAGCCCGCGCCATTGACTTTTCTTGTTGGGCAGTCAAAGCTGCGTCCTCAGCAACCTGCGTCCCGTAGCTTGCTATTGCAGCCTCTTGAATTTTAGCGTAAACGGAGGTAATCCCCGACATTAAGTTTCCGGCTATGCTGACCGCTTTATAGGCCGCTGCCAGTTCAAGGCCATAGCCGACTAAATAAGAAATGGCCGTGGTGTGTTCTTTTACAAAGCCGGTAACTATGGATAATACTCCACCCACGGCATCAAACGTTGCATATAGTAAATTGAGTGCTGTCTGTAAACCATCGGGAACGAGGTTTACTAGAGCCTGACGGATTCCACTGCTTTGGACATCTGCGGTAAAAGCACTTAACTCGTTGCTTATATTCCCAAATACCGTCTTTAAGTCAAATCCGTCCGTTATGTCTTTACCGATCGAGGCCATAGTTTGCTCGGCACTATCCTTGATGTTTGACATGATGCCCGGTATAGTTTTACTGGCCTTATCCATACCACCGGCAAAGTTCTCCCGCATCCCTGTCATAATGGCCGTAATCGCGGTACCGGAATCGACTGCGCCGTCTTCTACCTTTTTAAGCGCCGTCGATACATCGGTTCCTAATGCTTTTGCGAGATACGCCGCCGCACTAACGCCGTTTTCGGCCAATTGGTTTAACTCTTCGGTTGACAACTTTCCTTTGTTCTTGATCTGTGAAAGGGCTTTTACGACTAAGCCTAATCTCTCGTCGCCGCCACCAATGGCACCAACAGTATCCCCGACAATAGTCAGCGCTGGGATGATGTCTTCCGCGGCCCACCCCATTGCCAGCATCTGTTTGGCTTGGGTTCCCAGTCCTTCCATGTTAAAAGGAGTTGTAGCCGCAAACTTTTTGAGATTTGTCATCATTTTCTCGGCTTCATCCGCACTTTTTAATAAGACGGTAAAGCCGTCTTGCAAGCTCTCCATATCACTTGCCGATTTAACGGCCTCAACGCCAAACGCTCCAATAGCGGCTGCAGCACTGGACATAATAGCCAGTGACTTACCCGATATTTCAAAGCCGGAACTTGCATCCTGTAAATCTTGTTTAGTTTCGGCAAGGGACTTTTTTAACTTAGAATTATCCCCGCCAATCTTAACCAATAGTTCGGCTACTGTTGCAATGGTAATCACCTTCCTTTCAGGCGATTTTTAAAGGCTTCTTTCAGTTTTTCAGATTCAACTTTACGTTCTTGCTGAACTTTCACGCGTCGTAGCGGTTTTAGGAGTTCTTTAGGTGTGATATTTCTTTTTAGAATTTTACCTTCGAGATTCATTAGATGACACACAAAAAATGCGGCCATATCCTCATTATGTTCTTTACGCCATACATACCCATCCCATAATTGCAAAAATTCGCAGGGCTGTAATTGCTCAAACTCCCACGGTTTTAACTCAAGCGGGCCGTAGGCAATCGGCTCCGCCCACTCCAGCCAATCACTTACTGAACGGGTGGGCTTTGCTCGTTTTTTTCTTCAGATGCTTCCGCCTCCGCTATTTTCTTTTCAGTCTTCTCTGCTGCTCCTTTGCCAAATATCCCACTGGCCATAATGGCACGAATAATAGGGATGGCTACATCATCCAAACGTCCACCCCTACTGATATATTCACCCATTTTTTCAGCATAAAAAGCAGGCCCTTCCTGAAAATAATGGTGTTTAAGCCCGGCTTGCATACCAGCCAAACAAAAGTTAATTCCGGCCTCTCCAGAATGTACAATATCTGTAATCGACTTACCCAGGATTCTTTCCAGTTCCGCCAGCCGCAATATGTCAAAGTAAATGGTTTGGTTTTTCTCTATGATTTCAAACGGTATTGTTTTTTTCATTTATAATTCCACCTTTAAATAAAGTAGCGGGGATTTCTCCCCGCCCTGTTATGCCGTGATCGTGATAGTAATCGTATTGGTTGTGTCATCCGAGAAGGTAAGGGTAAAGGTATATGCCCCAGCGCTGAGAGTTGCCAGGTAAGTACCGTTAATTACTAGGGAACCGGTCGAAGCGGTATAGTTGGCAGAATCTACCGTAGTGCTGCCCTGTTTGATGCTGGCCACTACTCCGGTGCTAGGAGTAAACGTAAAGGTTTTGTTCGCCGGTGATGCAATAGACATAGTAGCCGTATCCGGCGAAACGTCATAGCCCAGAAGTTCGGACCATTCCCCATTGCCAGATAGCGTACCGGAAAGGCTGGCCTCTCCATCATGCGGAGTTTCATTGGACCAGTCGGTAATGGCGGCCCATCCGGTTTTATAGCGTCCATTCGGATATTCCAGTTTAATAAAAACGGTTTTCCCCTTTAGGAAGGCGTATTCCAACGCTTCCACGCCGTCGTCGTTTAACAGCATTAACCCGTCCAGATCAATACTCCAGGACCGTAGACCAGGCAAAGTAGATTTCCAACCGCCGGTCGTTTTATCCGACACATCGATTTCATCGGCAGACATGGAAGTAGATGCTCCGCGCCGTCCGCCGATCAGCGTCCATGTCGGATCGGTATAGGAAGACCCCGTACAAACATACAGTAGATAATCTTTACCGACTGTCGCCTTTGATGTCGAGGGCGCATCAGGTAATGTTAATGCAAATCGTTGCAGATTAAATTTAAACATCGTACCAACCTCTCTTTATTTTAGATTTTGTACTTTACATACCAGGGTAAGTACCCCATGATAACCGCCTTCGTCTTCTTCGAACGCCTCAATAAAATCCACGTCCTGTTCAATGACATTAAAATTATCTGCTGATAGATCAATTCTCTTTGAGGCTAAGACGGTCGCGATATCGTCAGCAATGCCGTTAACTTCGGATTTGCCGTAATACTCCGACCATATATGAATTTGGAGTGATACGTCTGAGATATCAATACTTTTCGCTCCATTTTTCTTACACGTAAACGCACCGAAGGTAATGAACGGCAGTTTCGCCTCTTTTGGCACGTCATCATACACCGGAGTGGTTTGCCCTGAAGATAATAAAGAATAAACGCCCGTTTGCAGGGCGTTGAATGGGATACGTCTCATTATAAGGCTCATGGTTGAACCGCCTTTTTAACATTTCGAATAAGGTTAGGCTTTTCTTCTTCAAAGGATGGCCGCATATATGGCCGGGCCGTTCTTGCCGGAACATTCGCCTTTGCGCTATAGCCGCCTTTAAACAGCAGCGCTTTCTTTGTTACCGGCCTTACCGAGGCCGCTTTTGCTCCGAACTCCACCAGATGGGCATACGGCGTTTTAGCCGATACACGACCAGTCAATGTACCCCTATCAAACCGGGATGAAATTTTCTTTTTCAGATTCCCGGTTCTAACTCGCACCCTGCTTTTTGCCCCTTTTTCTATTGCCTTTGTAGAATTAGCTATGGATTGCTCAATTTTGGCCGTAGTTTTAATATCATACGTGCCAATCTTCGCCACTGCGTCTTTTAGTTCAGGAACGCTGAAAGTAACGCCAAATCCCCTACCGGCCATTATTTGACCACCTCCCCGCATACTAAAACAGTGGTTTGCTTGTCATAGTCAAAAGTATGTTGCACTTCAAAAGTTCGGGTACCGTAAAGCACCTGCCATCCACGACAAACGTCGGTTCTTCGGCGAATAATGATCTGCCAGACTAGATCACTAACAATCGAGCCAGTGAGGGCTAACTCTTTAACGTTTGGCGTTCGAAATTCTGCCCATACGCTAACTACATCTCCCCAATCGCCGGGCTTATAACCACCCTGGCCATCGGATGTTTTAGGGCGATTCTGCAGAGTAATCCGTTTATCCAGCTTACCTATATTCATTGTGATACCCTCAGTTGCGCGACTAACGCATTAAACGTGATGCCAATGCTTTCGATGCCGCCTCGCACGCTTAGTAATGTCGGATTTTCTAGCAGCGTCCCACAAAATACTGTCACCACGGTTTTATATAATGCATTCGTATAATCCGTTGTCACACCCGCGTTGGTCAGATAGGCTTCGGCTGCCGCCATGTAGCCCGTAAGGACAACATCCAGATCCGTGCCATCGACTTTAAGAAACGCCTTAAGTTCATCCAGTTCCATAGGTCAGCCTCCTAGCTGGCGGCACTTTCTTTACCCGACTTCTTTTTCGCTTCTTCAGCAGTTGCCTGCGCTTCCGTGCCAGCAGAAGTCGCTTCACTGGTTTGTTCTTCGGTCTTTGTTTCCGTTTCTACTACTCCTGCAAGGAACCCGCCTGCCTGCAGTGCTTTTACGCGATCTTGGTCATCCGATTCATATACATCTCCCCGGTGATAAGGTCGGTGAGTTTCTTTATCGATAAAGGGCCGAATAACTTTTACTTTCAAAAGGATCCCCTCCCAATATAAGAGGGCCGCAAATTCTGCGGCCCCTTAATTATTAATTTATAGATGTAACGGATTATTAAGCAGTAGCCGCTTTCTTGACCCTCAGGAATCCGTTATAGGCAACTACGTTACCACCTACAAATACGCTGCCCCTATGGGCAATTTGACCGGTCTTGAATTTGTAATCCGTGGAACGCTGTACGTCCAGGTCACTAAATACTACCAGCTTATAGTTGGATAACGGTCCATAAGCCATACAATAGGCCTCCGATGCCGTATCACTATCACTCACCGCATAGCAAGCGCTATTGATAATATACGGCACGCCATCAATCGTACCGGTATTCCCCCTGGTGATAATCGTGTGGAACGGTTTACCATCGGTTGTCCGAAGCTGGCTAAACGCCTTGAGATCCACTTTATTCAAAATGAGAACGGCCTGTTCTTCTACATTTTCATCCCCGCCAAAAGAAAAGAGTATCTCATTCAACGTAGTGTTGCTGATGGCCGAGATTTCAATATCGGTACTGGTTACAATTGCATCCGCTGCCGTGGAAAAGATACCGGTTAAGTGGTTGGTGGCACCGGTACCTACCAAAATTTCTTTCGCCAGTTTCCTTCTCGCGGATTTCGAAATCCCATTCATGACTACCGATTCATAATCTGCGGCCGGCAGTTTCTGAATTTCTTCCGTGGTTTCGCTGTAGGCGGTAATCTTGGTCTTATTGATATCCGCATAGCCAAACGTAACATCCGCTTCGTTATAGTCGCCGCCCTCTGTGGTATAATCACCAGCCGGGGTATCTTTTTCATAGGGTTGGGTAAACGATTCGCCACCTCTTAGCACCAGTTGATCAACCCCATCCACTAGACTGGAAATTACGTTAAACGTAGGAGTAATGGTACTAGACGACTGCTTCGGCAGCACAATATTAGAACTTGCTACGGTAACGGACCGTCCTTCTTTGAGATCCTTGCCCCGTTTTTCTTTCTCTGCAACTTCTTTAGCGGCCCGTTCTTCGGAAGGGCTTTGACCGTCAATTTTTTCAAAGCCTTTACCGGGAGTAAACTGCCGCGATTCCGGCGGCTTCCCCTTGGCCTGTCCATTAATAAGTTTGGTTCTTTCCTCTTGTCCATCATCAGCACCGGCAGCTGTTTCTGCTGTTTCTACTTCCGTAATCAAGCCCCGGATTTCAGCAATTTCCGCATTAATGCCTTCAATCTGAGCATTAATACTCCGCAGTTCCACTACATCTTCGCTCTTTTCGGATTTGGCAACCAGCGCCGCCCGGGCTTCTTCCTTGGTTTTCAGTAATTTTAGTAATTTATCTTTCATGCAATTACAGGCCTCCTAAAATTTTATTTTTGAGTTTGTATATATCAAGCACCTTGGAGTTGTCCAACTCCTCTGACCGGGCATTATCCAATGCTCGTTTAGCGTTATCCAACGCTTGTCTGTCACGGGCGTTAATATCAGTAGTGTCGTAGGCCGGACAATTTACGGCCGACACTTCAAAGACCTTGGCAATTTTCCGAATGTGCCGTGTCGGCATGTCGGTATCAAGTCCCTCCCACTGGTCTTCTGCTACACGAAAACAAAAGCTCATGCCGGTTATATCGCCGCGATCCACGCTGGAATATACCTGCCGAGCTTCCATGTTATTTTCCGTATCAAGTTCCGCCTCAATGGATAAACCTATCTCATCCAGGCCCAACCGCATGGTACTGTTCAGGTTATTCCTGCGGCTTCTGGCCAGTGGGATCTTGCCCATATCATGGTTAACAAAAAACAGAACGTCCTCAAAGTCCGTTCCGTCAAAAGCGCCACGCTCTATAATTTCATTGTACCAGCCGCCAATATTGGTCATTTGTTCAAATACGGCCGGATGACCGGTCAGCAT